GGGGCCTCGGCGGCTGGCGGCAACGGAGGGGAGGGGTCCGGCGGCAACATGAATTTCTCCGGCGGCCCTGGCGGACCCTCCCTGCGTCTCAGCGGGGTTGGCGGCTTTCCAGGTGTCGGCGGAACTGGCCCGATTGGCGGCGGCGGTAACATGAACGCATCCATCGTCGGGACAGGCGTTGCAGGCGGAGGCTACGGCGGCGGCGGCTCGGGCGCTTTGTCCAATACGACTACTGGATACGCGGGCGGCGCGGGCGCTGCTGGTATCGTCATTGTCGAGGAATTCTACTGATGCGGGCCATCATCAAGCTCGGGGATGAGATCATCAATACGATCGAGATCGAGCCCGATTGCGTGGCCATCACGCCTGAAGAAGCAGACGCCATGCCAGTGGAATATCTGGCGCTCGGGAAATTCTACGTTCTGGACGCCAGCTATACCATTGAAGTCGAAGACCCTACAGCCGCCGAGGCTTAGCCCATGATCGGCAACCCGATTGGTTACCCAATCGCCGGTATCGTTAGCCCGGTCTCATCCGTTGTCTACACATACGCCGGGTCCGGGGGCATTACTCTCGGAGGGACAGCCTCAAGCGCTGTAAATCCTGCCTACCTTCCAACCGGCGGGATCACGATTTCCGGCGCCGCGCCGGTTAGTTTCACCAAAGTCTACGCCGCATCCGGCGGCATCAGCATCGGCGGGGCTGCTGTGACGCAGCTTGTTAAGTCCGCAGGCGTTCCAGCGCCAAGCCTTCTATTCGGTGCCACAGGCGGGGCGTCTGTCTTCCAGGCCACTTCGGCAGGAGCTTCAAGACTAGCCGCAAAGTCTGCCGGCTCATCCTTGGGAAGGGTTTACTGAGACCATGCAAAGCCCAGGCGTCAACCGCATCGGCACAACCCGCCGCCTGACAGCCTCGTTCGAAGACGAAAACAGTCTTCCCGTCGACCCCACGACGGTCATTGCCAAGACCTACAGTCCGTCCGGCGCCATCACGGACTACACTTACGGATCGTCTGCCAACGTCGGCAGGACGGCAGTGGGCCACTTCTATCTGGACATGACACCCAACGAAGCCGGCCGGTGGTTCATCAGGTGGGAAGGAACACAAGCAGCCGGTGCCCTCGTCCTCGAGGACAATTTCATCGTCCAAACAAGCCCGTTCATCGGTGGGGTTGCGAGAGCCTACAGCTAACCTATTGAAAAAGCTTAGCTGTATGAATTCTTTGATTGTCTTTGATTAGCAAAAGGAAATCAAACATGACCAGCAAGAGGGGAGGACCGAGAGCAAACGCAGGCCGGAAATCCAAATCCAGAGAAATTCTGATCGAGCGTTCCAGGGACGCCGCGCTCAATGCCAAGGTCACGCCGCTCGAATACATGCTGGAGATTCTCCAGGACGTACAGAACCCGCAAAAGATCAGGTTCGACGCAGCGATCGCGGCAGCGCCTTACGTCCACCCGCGCCTGACAAATTCGACTGTGACCACGACCATCAAGAGAAGCGTGGATGAACTCACCACAGCAGAACTTATCGCGGCCCTTCAGCAGGACGCAGATCGCTCAGGAGCTGCTGCGCCGGAAGCAGGCGACGCAGAGTCTGATAGCGTTCACTGAATTCACGTTTCCTCGCTATAGGACGGCGGAGCATCATAGCCGGGTCGCCCATGCCCTTGAAACGGTGGCTCGCGGCGAATGCAAAAGACTGATGCTTCTGCTTCCGCCCCGGCATGGAAAGTCGGAGCTTGCCTCCAAGAGGTTCCCAGCGTTTTGCCTCGGCCAGAGGCCTGAGCTTCAGTTCATCAGTGCTTCGGCAACTGCTGGGCTCGCAGAGGACTTCGGCCGCGAAGTTCGAAATATCATTGGCTCGGAGGAATACTCTCACGTGTTCCCGCGCACGACTCTGGCGGAAGACAGCCAGGCGAAAGGCAAGTGGAACACGTCTGCCGGCGGGGTTTACTATGCGGTCGGTGTCGGCGGTGCGGTTATCGGGAGAGGCGCGGATATCTTCCTCATCGATGACCCGTATTCGACGATGGAAGATGCGCAGAGCGAGAACACGCGCAAGAAAGTTTGGGAGTGGTACACCGGGTCTGTCTACAATCGTCTTCAGCCCGGCGGGTCTATTGTCCTCATCAACCACCGGATGCACGAAGACGATCTGACCGGGGCTCTTCTTAACCAGCAAGCGGCCGGCGGTGATGAGTGGCAGGTTGTTGAGCTTCCTGCGATCAACGATGATGGCGGGGCGCTTTGGCCAGAGGCGTATCCGATCGAGACGTTGAGGCAGATTCAACGCAACACGCTGCCCCGGTACTGGTCAGCACTTTATCAGCAAAAGCCCGCCCCGGATGAAGGCGACTATTTCAAGCGGGAGTGGTTCCGCTGGTACACCGAAGCGCCGAAGCACTTGAGGGCCTATGGAGCCTCTGACTATGCCGTCACCGCAAAGGGCGGTGACTACACGGTTCACGTCGTCGCCGGCGTCGACCCTGACGACAACCTCTACATTCTGGATATCTGGCGGTCACAGTCTGAGACGCACATTTGGGTCGAAGAGTTCATAAACCTCGTTGCCCGATACAAACCGCTGAACTGGGCGGAAGAGCAGGGGCAGATCATCAAGTCTCTCGGTCCGTTTATCGATAAGCGGATGCGTGAACGCAAGGTGTACTGCCGCCGTGAGCAGGTGGCGTCCGTCGCGGACAAGCCGACGCGGTGCCGTTCATTTCAAGCTCGCGCGGCGATGGGGAAAGTCTACCTGCCCATGAATGCTCATTGGGCGGCGGACCTGATTACCGAGTGTCTAAACTTCCCGGCCGGGAAGCATGACGACCAGGTCGACGCCCTCGGTCTGATCGGCCGCATGATGGATCAGATGATCGCGGGCAAGGGACCACGGCCTGAAAAGCCGAGGTTGGATCGGTGGGCGATGGCATTTGCCAAGCGCAAACAGCAAGGACAGAGCGGATCGTGGAAGTCGCGCTAAAGTCAAAACAGATCACCAACGCGGTCCAGCCGGATGGCGAGCAGACCGAAGACGTGACGCGCTACGTCCAGATGTATGAGGACGCGGAAGAATCCGCTATCGACGCCGTCAAGGCCTCCAACCGCAACCGCGACTATTACGACAACAAGCAGTTGACGAAGGACGAGCTGAAAGAGCTTCAAGACCGGGGCCAGCCCGACGTTATCTTCAACATCATTCAGCCTAAGGTCGAGTTCTTGCGTGGCTTTGAAGCCATGAACCGGACCGACCCACGCGCCTTTCCGCGCACTCCAAAAGATGAGCCCGTGGCCGGCGCCGCCACTGATGCGCTGCGCTATAGCCAGGACAGCCTGGACCTAAACCCCAAGTTTTCGGGCGTCTGGGAGCAGATGCTGGTGGAGGGCTATGGCGGCATCGAGCTTGTGCTGCAAGACCCTGAAACCGGTGAGATCGACGCGGTCGAATGGGAGTTTGACAGGCTGTTCTACGACCCCCACAGCCGCAAGCCGGACTTCAGCGACGCCCGGTATCTTGGCGGCGTGGTGTGGATGGATGAAGAGGACGCTAAGGAAAAGTGGCCCGAGGCCGTTGATGTGATCGACGCGACGGTTCAAGCTGACACCGGCCAGAGGCACATGGACAGGCCAAGCTGGAAAACTTGGGTGTCTGGCAAGAAGCGCAAGCGCGTTCGAATTGTCCAGATGTACCACAAGCAGGGCCACAAATGGCACTGGTGCCATTTCACCAAGGGCGGGAAGCTCGATGGCGGGTCGGTGCCGTTTGTCGATAGCAAGGGGCAGAGCTGGTGCCCGCTGTTTCTACAGTCGGCCTATGTCGACCGCGAGAACAACCGCTATGGTTGGGTGACGCCGTTGATCTCGCCGCAGGACGAGACCAACAAGCGGCGGTCAAAGGCGCTTCACGAAATCACGCAGCAGCGCACTTTGGGCGAAGCCGGCGCTGTTGACGATGTCGAGTTGATGAAAGGGGAGATGGCCAAGCCCGACGGCCATATCGAGATCAATCCAGGGTTCCGCTTCGAGCTTCTAGAGAACAATTCTAAGGCCTCAGGCAACATTGAGCTGATGCAGCAGGCCATGCAGCAGGTTCGGGATGTAGGGCCGAATGCGGCGATGCAGGGCAAGAACCAGCAGGATGCCTCGGGCCGAGCGCTTCTCGCCAATCAGCAGGCTGGCCAAACGGAAATCGCGCCTCTGGTCGACAGACACAGGCAGTTGAAGCGCCGGGTTTATAAAGGCATCTGGGATTTGACCCGCCAATATCGCAAGGGCGAATGGTGGGTGCGGGTGACGGACGATGAAGACAATATTAAATTCGTCGGCTTCAATCGGCCCGTGACCATGCTGGAAGACTTGCAGGCCAAGCTTTCAGAAAGCGGCGCCCAACCAGAGGAAATTCAGCAATTCATTGCCCAGGTCCAGCAAGACCCGTTCCGCGGCCCAATGCTTCAGCAGGTCGTGAGAACCGAGAATGTTCTTGCTCAAATGGACATGGACATCATCCTCGAGGAAGTGCCCGACGTGGCCAATGTCCAGGAAGAGCAGTTCCAGGCCCTGGTGCAGTTGGCTCCGGCCGTGACGTTCCCGCCGGAAATCTATCTTGAGGCCTCATCGCTGCGCAACAAGAAGCAATTGATCGAGAAGATCAAGGCGCCTGAGCCTGATCCTGTGCAGCAGCAGCTTGCCGCAACGGAAATCGACCAGAAACTTCGCCGCGGCGAAGCGGAAATCGAGAAAATCAAGGCGGATACTTTGGCCGCGCTTGCCAAGGCTGATCAGGCCGACGCTCAGACGGGCCAGATCGTCAGGCCTCAGGTTACAGACGGCGGGCAACAGCAGCCTATGCCGCAACAGATGCCGCCTCAGGCCGGCTTCTAATCGTTTTCCAGGTTCTCAACGCGTAGCCGCCGCCGGGCCACGGGCGAATTTGCGTGTGCGTGCTGCCGCCGGGATTTCGGGCGATATTGAGGGACCACATGGACAACCTGAAGGACGCAACGTCACTCGACAGTTTGCTTGACGGGTCTGCACCTGAACAGGCCAAAGTTGAAGCGGCTCAGCCGCCAGAACTTGAGGCCCAACCGGCGCCGATTGAAACGGGCGAAAAAGACCAGCATCTGGCGCCGCCGGCCGATGCAAAAGCAAATCCTGGTCAGGACGCAGACGGTCCCCTGGTGCCACGCAAGGCCCTTGAAGACGAGAGACGCAAGAGGCAAAGCCGCGACAAGGAATTTGAAGACCTGCAACGGCAGTTCGCTGCCATGCAGGCTCAACTCCAGCCGCAGCCGCAACAGCCTCCACAGCCGCAAGACGCGCCGCCTGATCCATGGATCGACCCGCAAGGGGCGTTCGAATATCAGCAGCGGCAGTTTCAGCAGCAGCTTTATGAAACCCGCCTGTTCACATCGGAAGAGATCGTCAGGGCACAAGTGCCCGATTACGACGATCTCGTTTCGGTGTTCATCCAGGAGGCAAAGTCGGTACCAGGCCTTCAAAGGCAGCTTGTGAGCCATCCTTTCCCGGCGAAGTTCGTCGTGGATGTTGCTCGCAAAATCAAGCTGATCAAGGAAGTTGGGTCCGATCCTGAAGCCTACAAAAAGCGGGTCATTGAAGAGTGGCAGGCCTCCCAGGCTGGGGAAACTCTCCAGTCGCAGCAGCAGCCTCAAAAGGTCTCTGTCCCTAAATCACTGGCAGGAACGCCATCTGCTCCAGCGCGCGATGCGAAGGGCAGATTCCAAGGCCCTGCCTCTTTGGATGAAATTTTAGGAGGCTAACACTATGGCAGTTGGAACTGTGCCGTCAGGCTTGACCGTCCAACAGTGGGACGAGCGCTACTTTACCCAATATCTGAACAACAACTTCTTCAAGCCGTTCATGGGGACCGGCTCGTCGAAGATGATTCAGGTCAAGGAAGACCTGACCAAGAAGCCGGGTGACAGCGTGACGTTCACGCTCGTTAACCGCCTGACTGGGACGGCCACGGACCAGAGCGGGACCCTTGAAGGGAACGAAGAGGCCGTGAAGCTTCGTTCGTTCAAGCTGACGGTCAACGAGTACGCGCACGCGGTCAAGCTCAAGAAGTTCGAAGCACAGAAAACCGCTATCGATCTTCGCCAAGCCCATCGCGATATTCTGATGGACTGGAACATGGAGCTCGACCGCGACAAGATCATCAAGGCGCTCGGCTCCATCAACGGCGTCGCCTATGCGTCGGCGTCTGAAGCCCAGAAAGACGCTTGGCTTGTTGACAATGCCGACCGCGTTCTGTTCGGCGCGGTCAAGGGGAACAGCGGGTCGGATCATTCGGCCGCGCTGCTGAACGTTGACGCGACAAACGACAAGCTGACGCCGGACGCGCTGAGCCTGATGAAGCGCATGGCAAAGCAGGCAAACCCGAAAATCCGGCCGATCAAGCCGAAAGACGATATCGCCGGGTCTGACTACTACGTCGTGTTCGCTCCGACCGAATGTGTGCGCGATCTCGCGGCGAATGCAGCGTTCCAGCAGGCCAACCGGGAAGCGCGCAACCGTGGCACCGACAACCCGGTGTTCACGGGCGCGAACTATATTTACGACAACCTCGCCATTTACGAGATCGAGGACATTCCCTCGCTTGGCACAGTCGGCGCCGCCTCAGCGGTTGTGCGTCCGGTCTATCTGTGCGGCGCCCAGGCGATCGGCATGGCGTGGGCCATGCGGCCGGAAACCGTGACAGACGAGTTCGACTACAAGCGGTTCGAAGGTCTCGGCATCAAGCAGTGGTACGAGGTCGACAAGCTGCGCTATGGCAGCGGCGCGACGGACACCGATGATCTCAAAGATCACGGCGTTGTCACCGGCTACTTCGCCGCCGCCGCAGACGCTTAAAGTTGACGGTCAGGGCCGGGTTGTCCCGGCCCTTTCCATCTTTCTGGGGGCGCTATGACGACGAAAACCAAAATCGAACTTGCGGCCGCGGTGTTGCGCAAAATGGGCATCGTTGACGCCAACAGCAGCCCGTCAAGCGTCGATACGGCCTATGTGGTCAGCGAATATGCCGACCTGTTGGCTGAGTTAGTTGACGACGGTTACGCCTATTGGCCCGAAAATGCCATCCCGCAAGCCGTGTTTCAGCACGTCGTCAGGTTGCTGGTAAACGAGACCGGCCCTGCGTTCGGTGTTCAGAGCACGCTGGAGGATCGAGAGGCGCGAAAGCAGCTTTTGAAGAAGCCGATCATCAAGCATTGCCGCCGCCGTCATTCGGGGCTTCCTGTCAGGGCCACCTATTTCTGATGACCATCGTTCCGATCAACCTCGCCCGCCGATCGAACCCGGCACGGTTCAAGGCCGAGGGCAGCGCGCGTCTGATCAATGCCTACGTCGAGGACACTGGCTCCGACGCCAAGTCGGAGTGGACCGTCTATGCCACCAGCGGCCTCGATCTGTGGACCACGGTCACGTCGAGCGGCCTTGGCGGCGTCAAGGCCTTTCTGGCGACCGATTCCTATCTCTATGTCGTGGCCGGCCGCAAGGTGTCGGCCATCGATGTTTTCGGCGCGGTGACTCTGGTCACAACGCTCCCCTCCGATGGTGCGGCGTATCTTGCAAGAAACCGCCGTTCGCCGACGCCTGAAGTCTGCCTTGTCGCCGATGGCGTCGCTTACATCATCACCGGAACGTCGATTGCGACCGTGACGGATGCCGACCTGCCGCCGCCGATTTCCGTCAGTGTTCTTGACGGGTACTTCCTTCTGCCAACGACCTTCGACCGGGTGTGGATTTCAGGAGAAGACAACGGCACCACGTATGCGCCGGCCGATTTCGGCAAAGCGCAGCGCCAGCCTGACAACACGCTGTTCGTCCTGGGCGGAGAGCGCGATGCCATGGTCTTCGGTGAAAAATCCATTGAGTGGTGGAACAATTCACCGGATGGCTCGGGCACGTTTCCGTTTACGCCGGTCTATGCCATCAGCCTCGGGTGCGCCGGGGCCCGGACCATCGTCCAGCTTGACCGCGTGGTCGCATGGATCGCCAACGACGGTACGGTGCGTATCCAGGACGGGTATTCGGCCAAGGTGATTTCGACCTATGCGCAAGAGCGCATGATCGGAACCACGGATCAGAGCACCATCATCGGCTTTGGCTGGACCGAACAGACGACGGGCCACGCGTTTCTCGCCTGGACCTGCGAGTCCTGGACCATCGTCTATGACATCGGCACGGGCGAATGGCATGAGCGCAAGAGCCACGGCCGGAGCAATTGGCGCGGGTGCTGTGCCGCCCACTGGCAGGGCTTGACGCTGATCGGCGATTACACGGACGGGCGCATTTATTCTGTCAATGCACGGGTTGCGACCGAAGGCGGCGATCCGATCCCCATGGAGATCGTGACGCCGGTCATTCACATGGCGCCCAACGGGTTTCAGTTGAATGGGGTGTTTGTGGACGTGGTGACGGGGGTTGGAATCGGCGTCTTGAGCGAAGACCGCAATCCCGTGCTGATGCTGTCCGCGTCGATCGATGGCGGGCAGACGTTCGGGCCTGAGCGGCGCATTGAGATCGGCCCGCACGGAGACAGGCTGAAGCGGGTCAAGGAATACCGGTTCGGCATGTTCGGTCCTTCGGGGTGTGCGTTGAGGCTGGCGATTTCCGCGTCCGTTGACCGGGCGATTTCCGGGCTCGCCATCGATGCCGAAAAGCTAGGGGCCTGATGGTCAACATTCCTGAGCCATCGGTGCCGATCGTCAGGACCAAGGACGGCCAGCCGGTCTTGATGGAAAAACCGTGGTATCAGCTTTTTGCCGGGCTGATTTCAGGGACCAACGGCCTGATCAATGCCACGGGATTAGCCGGCACAATGCCGGGCAACTTCACAGGCGCGGCGGCGGCCGATGCGCGGCACAACAAGACGGCCGTCAAATCGTGGCTGGCGGTCAGTGCCGGCGATGTTTCAGGGCTTTCGGATGTCGCCACGGCTGGCACCTACGCGTCGCTGACAGGAACGTGGTCCTTCGTCGATTTTCTGAGCGGGTTTATTCTGGTCCCCGCCAACCAGGACTACGTTGTCGGGCTCAATATGCCGTTCGGCTTCACGGTCAACAGCATGACGACGATCTGCAGCGGAGGAAGCTGCACGCTCGTCACCAAGAAGAACACGACGGCGGTCACGGGGCTCAGCAACTCCGTCACCACGTCTCAGCAGACGACGACGGCGACGGCCGGGAATGCGTTTGTGACGGGCGATGATGTGAGGCTGACGATCTCGGCAAATGCGAGCTGCGTTAATCTCGCGTTCCTGCTCAAGTACACCCGGACGCTGCCCTGATGCCGATGTGCGTGATCATCGGGCGCCCGGTTCCTGAGATCGTCTACACGGACGGCGCCGTTGATGGGACGAGCACGGCGACGCATACCTATACGGGGATTTCGCTGGGGACGGCCGCGGCGGGGCGGGCCATTCTTGTCGGTGTGGCTGGTGGGGCTTCCACGACGGCGGTCACGGTTGCGGGCGTTGCCGCAACGCAAATCGTCGCCAGCTCCGGCTTTGCCAACATCTCGATCTGGCTTGCCGTGGTGGAGGCAGGAACGTCGGGAACGGTTGTTGTCACGCAATCGGCGGCGGACTTCAACATCTTCATCGGTGTTGCCGCAGCCTACAATCTTGAGAGCACGGCGGCCATTGATACGGCGGCGGCCCAAAGCAACACTTCAAACGTGCTCACCGTGTCCATGAATACCGTTTCAAATGGCGTGGCGTTCGGCGTGACGTTTCTGTCGACGCCTGATGCCGGCGCTAACGCGACGTGGTCCGGGCTGACGGAAAACGCCCAGATCGGCGGCGGAAGTCCTCTGTCGTGTTTGAGCATTGCGTCACTCGACACCACAACAACCGAAACGCCGCGCGGGATCACCGCGACCTGGAACCAGACTGCGACCTATTCGAAGGCGGCCGTTGCCGCGTCGTTTTCATAAAGAGGGACTGAGCAATGGGCTTCTTCGGGTCATTCATGGGGACCGATCAGCGCAAGGACGCGAAACGGGGCTATGCCGATTCCACGTCGATGCTGGAAAGCGGCTACGGCGCGGCGCGCGGCAATCTCAGCCAGGGCTTCAACAAAGCCGAAACGGCCTATGGGCAGGCGCGCGGTGATGTGACCGGCGGCTATGGC